ATTCTGATGGTGGAGATAAAACGTCAACAGATGTTACAGTTTATCCAAACACAAATGATGAAACTATTCAAAAATACTATCGTTTTTTAACAGATGCATTGGGAAGTTATAAAGAAATATATGATGAATTTTCTTTTCCAGTAGGTTTTAGTGAAGCATTTAATATTCAACACTATGAACCAAATGAAGGATATTTTAATTGGCATTGCGAAAGAGGTATGAATCAAACAAACCAAAGAGCTTTAGTTTTTATGACTTATCTTAATGACGTTACTGATGGTGGTGAAACTGAATGGAAGTATCAATGTTTAAAGTTACAACCAAAAAAAGGAATGACTGTAATATGGCCTACTGATTTTACTCATACACATAGAGGTGTAGTATCTACAACTCAATCTAAAACAATTGCTACTGGGTGGTTTAATTATTTAGATGTTCCAGCTGCATTACAATTTCTAGAGGAAAAAAATAATCTCAAAAGTTAATTACAAATATGATGAAGACAAAGCTTTGTCTGAATTGAAAGAATACATCGACTCAACTTATGATGAACACTATAGTACGAACCAGTTTCAAGCTACAGAGTTTATTATTGACGGTGGACATGGTGAAGGTTTCTGTATCGGTAACATCATGAAATACGCACAACGATATGGAAAAAAAGACGGTTATAATAAAAGTGACTTGCTAAAAGTCATCCACTATGGTATTATAGCTTTATACAATCACGATATCATGGAGAATAGTGAAAATGAAACTAAGTAGTCAAACAATCAATGTGTTGAAGAATTTCTCAACCATTAACCAAAACCTTGTAATCAAGGAAGGTAGTAGTATTTCTACTATGTCAGCAATGAAAAACATTATTGCTAAAGCAACGGTAGAAGAAACTTTCCCAAAAGAATTTGCAATTTATGATCTCAATGAGTTTCTATCTGTAATATCTCTTTTTTCAAATCCAGAGTTAGATTTTAAGGATAACTTTGTTCTTATAACAGAAGAAGGTTCTTCTAAATCTTCAAAGTATTGGTACTCTGATCCATCTGTTGTTACTACACCAACTAAAGATATTACTATGCCTTCAACAGAAGTTACGTTTGATATTTCTAGTGACACTCTATCAGAAATAACAAGAGCTGCATCCGTTATTGGAGCTCCTGATATGGTACTTGAGAATGGAAAACTTAAAGTAACTGATAAGAAGAATACAACTGCAAATGATTTTACACTCAAGCTTGATGTTCCTGACAGTGAAGTTGATTATAAATTTTGGTTTAAAGTTGAAAATTTAAAATTATTACCTGGCTCTTATAATGTTGAAGTTTCTTCAAAAAAGATTAGTAGGTTTACTAATTCTAATGTTGATGTTTCTTACTTTATTGCTCTAGAACCCGAATCTTCTTATGACGCTTAAAGTTAGGAATTTATATTATGGAAAACTTTTTATGGGTCGAGGAATATCGGCCTAAGGATGTAAGCTCGTGCATACTTCCTAAAAATCTTAAAGACACTTTTACAGAGTTTGTTGAAAGTGAAACTATTCCCAATCTGATATTATCAGGTGGGCCTGGCGTAGGTAAAACAACCATTGCAAAAGCAATGATTGAGCAGATTGGTGCTACCTATATGATGATCAACGGTTCTGAGGAGTCAGGTATTGACGTTCTCAGAACTAAGATCAAAAACTTTGCTTCTACTGTATCACTTGAAGGTGGCAGAAAGTATCTAATACTTGATGAAGCAGACTATCTGAATCCACAATCTACTCAACCAGCCTTACGTGGTTTTATGGAAGAGTTTCATAAGAACTGTGGTTTCATTCTTACTTGCAATTACAAAAATCGTTTGATTGAACCACTACATTCTCGTTGTAGTATTATTGAGTTTAAAATACCAAAATCTGAAAAACCAAATCTTGCTTCTGAGTTCTTTAAAAGAGTTATAAGTATTCTTGATATAGAAAAAGTTAAGTATGATAAAAGGGTTATTGCCGAAGTTATTAATAACCATTTTCCAGATTGGCGTAGAACTTTAAACGAGCTACAAAGGTATGCAATATCAGGTTCTATTGATGCTGGAATGTTGGTAAATATTGGTGATGTTAATATAAAAGAACTTATGGTTGGTATGAAAAATAAGGAGTTTACTAATGTTAGAAAATGGGTTGTCAATAATCTTGATAATAATCCTGTTGATCTTCTTAGGATTGTTTATGATAATCTCTATGAGTATGTGGATGGTTCTACTATTCCCCATTGCGTTGTGGTATTGGGTGAGTACCAATACAAATCTGCCTTTGTCGCAGACCAAGAAATAAATATGATGGCTTGTCTTACGGAAATAATGGCACGAGCTAAATTTAAATAAAGGATTAATATAATGATTGATGAAAAAGAACTAAACGAATTATACAATAAATCGTTTGCAACAAATGTACAACTATCAGAAGAGTATTCTGTACTAGCAGTTGCTGGTGTGTTGTTAGGACAAGCAATGCGGTTATACAAAACAGCATTAAACAAAAATGAGTTTGATGAGATGGTAGAACTTATTAATGATTCATCCAAAGATGTTAGACCATATGATGAATTTTGTTTAGCAGAAGATTCGACTAAACATTAATAGATTGGATTTTTTATAATGATTGATATATATGATGATGTACTAGAAGAGCATAATGCTATTTTAGTCGATGATGCGATTAAACAGTTAGCTTGGAAGTATGATTATTCATCACAACCAAACAAACCAAACAAACATTGGCACATTCTTTGTGGACATAATGAAATAGAATGTACTGATGCTGGATTTGATTGGGCTCATAGTTTATTTCAAACAGCATTGGATAAGTTTAAATTTACAGAAAAGTATGATGTTGATACTTATCTTAGAATCTACATGAATGCTCATACACATGGCATAGAACCACATTTTCATCATGACGATGGAGATTTTACTATGATATATTATCCACGGCTTGATTGGAAATTAGAGTATGGTGGTGGAACTTATATTGATGGTAAACTAGCAGAATATAAAGGAAATCGTTTAGTTGTATTTGATGCAGCTCTTCTACATTCTGCAATGCCAGTTTCTAGAGAGTGTTACCAATTAAGAACTTGTGTTGTATTCAAGTGTAGTAAAAAAAACAGTAATGTTAGTTTCTTTAGAGATGCTATAAAAGATAATAGTAACAATTTCAAAGTGCAAGTAATAAACTAATGTATGAACTAAAAGTAAAGAATGGAAAGTATAAAGCAGACAGTTGGACTGCCTTGTGGTGGGCAGTATTTCTCCATAGATTATCCCACTTTCGTAAGGGTGAAGGGTTTACTGATTAATGTATGAACTAAAAAACTACCTCAAAGCTATCAACGAAACTAAAGAACCTCTTATGGATGGAGAGGATGAAGAGTGGGAAAAGAAGTATCCACCATACATCGTTAATAAATGTGTGGCTCCTTTTCCTGATACAATCCAATTAGTTAACGAAATTAACCAATTACACCACCTAGATAAGAAACTTCAGTTTGATTTTTTGATAAATAGTCTTAGACCAAGGAAAAGATATACACCTTGGGTGAAGGCGATGAAAATTGATAATTTGGAATGTGTTAAAGAGTATTATGGATATAGTAATGCAAAGGCAAAGTCCGCTCTTAAAATATTATCTGATGAACAAATTTCTGCCATAAAACAAAAATTAAATAAAGGTGGAATAAATAATGGAAGAGATTAATTGGACACAAGATCAAATGTTAGAAGTTGGTTTGAAAGAACCAGATGATTTTTTAAAGGTTCGTGAGACACTTTCACGAATTGGAGTAGCTTCTAGAAAAGAAAGAAAACTATATCAATCTTGTCATATATTACATAAACAGGGTAGGTATTATATTACACACTTTAAAGAGTTATTTGCTCTTGATGGTAAGGTTGTTAATTTATCTGAGAATGATATTGCTCGCAGAAACACAATTACAAACCTTTTAAAAGATTGGGGTTTGGTAGATATTATAGGTAATGCAGAACCAGTAGCTCCATTAAGTCAAATTAAAGTTTTATCTTTTAAAGAGAAAGATGAATGGCAATTAGAGACAAAGTATAATATAGGTAAGAAGAAAGAAGTTTAATGGAGCAATTCAAA